GTCGTATTCCCGGATGGTCAGGCCGTCAGCATCGACAAGGCGATATTTGATAAAGCCATCAGCCACATAGAACGGGGGGATAAAGCCCGACTCGTCCAGCGTGATCGGGTTGGGATGGGCAATGGTTAAGCCCACATCCTGATAGGCATTCTGCGGGGTATTGGTTTCTCCCGCAGCGAGGATATATAGTTTGCCACCAGCGAGCGGGACGGCATATGAGCCCGAGGGCTTGAACTGCTGAGTACCCGCGATGGAAATAGTGCCGGCCATGAACGAAGATTCCCAAAGAAAAAGCCGCCTCAATGGGCGGTTGTGGTTGGTCTATTTTACTGCTGTGTTTCTATTGGCCTGGTGGCCGTGGAATATCTGGCTGATCGTCGGCCCGGCTTACGCCCGGTCCTTGAAGCGCCCGCAGGAAGTCTAGAGGCGTTACGTTTTTCGCCCCGATTGTTCCGATTAGATTCTTCGACGCAGTATTGAGAGCAGCTACGCGAGCGGGTGACGGAGCGCGTACAAGTGCCTCATTCGCTCGTGACCATTTCGCAATAGATGCGGCAGTCGCAGGTTTAGCTAAAGCCGTTGCCAGCACTCGCCCGCCCAACACTGTTCCAAGTGTGGTTAGCGGTTCTGCAAATGCGCCAGCACCAATCAACCCACCCAAACCAGCACGAGCGGTGCCGCTTGGATTGGCGAACTTCTGCAATTCCTTAAATCGGCTCGATACCTTGGCGATGTCGTCAAGATAGCCAGCCAGTTCGGCCTTCCCGCCCGAGCGAAACAAAGCCTGCTTACCGCCTTCTGAAATCTTCCCGTAAGCCGTAATGAACCGCTGTGGGCTAAACTGGCCTTCAATGTCGCGGCCTAGACGAGAAACGACAGTAGACGCGATCTCATTCCAATCATCCGCACCGATAACTTTTCGAGCTTGCATCAGCTTTGAAATGTCGGCCCGCGAAGAACTCCCCGCCATGGCTTCTATACGACTCAGAACAGCCTCAGCAGGCGCATCACCGTTCGCGCCCACGATCTTTGCTAAGGACTCGCGACGCTGACTGGCGAGCTTATAATACTGATTGGCGCGGGTTAGAGCGGCTGTCGCCTTTGGCCCGCCAGCGGCCTGCACAGACGACTCCAGATCCTTCGATAGAGCGCCGTAAATTGTCTTGAGTTCGGAGCCGGAAACACCTTCTGGCAGGATGCCAGAGTTCATCATCTCACCGATGCTGGTCCGAAGCGTCTTTACGCCATCGTATGTCAGGCCGTCTGCCCGTTGTACGGCTTCGATCACCGCGCCCGTTGCTTTGCCGGATGACAGAGCCGCTGCATCGCGCTTGGCAGCAATTTCGGCTACAGCATCGCGAGTAGCGTTAAGTGGCGTCTTGATATTCGGGTCAACGAGCCCGTCAACGCGATCATATAGCTTTGAGGCCGTCGCGCCGCTTTCGCCAGTGATCCAATTCTTGATTGCGCCCTTTGCCGTATCGCCAGCCTCAGCAACAGATGAGGCAGAGCCAAAGCCTTTAGCGACTTCATCGGCCTTCGTGCCGAGCTGATCTATCGCGCGTTCAGACGCCTTGACCAGCGGAGTACCCGCCACAGGCACGTTGGAAACTGTTGAGCCGGCCTGCTGCACGGCCATGTTGTCTGTGGCGACTGCACGAGGAACCTGCACTGGAGCACCGGTTTGCGACAGACGGTCAGCAGCGGCTATAACCTGCTGGCCGGGGCGAACCTCCTGCGCAGCCTCAACAACGGGGGCTAAAGCAGCCGACGCCTTGGCCGTAGGAGCGCCAGCAGCAAGACCGGTGCTTGCGAGCCTTCCAAGTGAGGAAAGGACGCCCTCGTTTGTCGAGTCGGATCGGTTGTAAACCTTCAGCTTATTATCAGCGGGATCGAGTAGAATGACCTGCTTGTTCTGGTCCGTGGGGACAACTTGGCCGGATTGAGGATCGCGATATAACGCCTCGCCAGCGTCGTTCTCAAACACCTCGGTAGAAACAGGATTTTTGTAGGCAGACGTGTTAGGCGTCGTGCGCTGACTGGCTGCGCTGCGCTGATTGGCGAAATCGATAGCCACGCGCTGTAACGGATCAGTCGTAGGCTCAACTGCCGCAGCCTCTGGCTGTTTTGCTGGCGCGGCATAAGCCGTCCACGGCCCATCGGCTACAGGAGCCGCAGATTGCCCGCCGCTCGCATAAGCCTCCCACGGTCCTGCCATTACTGTGCTTTCACCCAATTATTCTGGTCTGCTGGATCGCCGCCCTTGAAGCGGTAGCCCTGCACAAGCTGACCACGCTGCGGCGGCGCTGGCATAGATGGTGCGGATGGCGGCGCTGTCGCTCCCGGCCCGGCAGGCGGATTGATGATACTCGCCGGCGGCTTGTACTGAGGCCCTGCCTCGCGAGCCATGCCGCGCATTGCAGTAATGCGGTTCTGCTGCTTTTGGGCGATAACCTCTTTCGAGTCGCCGGGCTGAGGGAAATACTGACGTTGAGCGTTATTGAACTCACCCTCAGAAATCGCCGCACCGGATTCAACACGCAAGATAGCATTCACAAAGTTGCGCTGCGCCTGCACTGTTGCCTGCCGCGCGGGTGATGCAAAATAGTTGAAGAACGAGCTATCGCGCACCATCGGGCTTGCCGCAGCAGTACCGCCAATATATCCGCTTACGCCGTCATTGATATTTTCGTTCTTGGTAATCGTTTGATCGGCCTGCGCCATGCGATCAACCATCGTGGCAGACTTGGCTTGATCCGGCGTAAGTTTCCCGCCAGTAGCAAATGGGTTCGTAGGTTCGGCGTTAGCCTGAGCGCCAGCGGCGAGCGGTGCAACCTCGCCAGTCCGAGGATTGAACTTATAAAGTGAAGTTGTGCCGTCAGGATTTTTGATCTGCGTGACGCTGTATTTATCTTCATTCGCCCGCTTGGCGGCTTCCTGCTGAAGCCCGAACGAAGCGGCCCAATGCTGATCCGTAACTTTGTCACGCGCCGTCTGGCGTTCATCCTGCTTGGCGAGCCTTGCCTGATCCTGCTGGCGGTTCTGAAGCTGGATGCCAAGATTGGTGAGAGTGAGATCGCCGGAACCAATAAGGGCGCGAGGATCAATCTGACCATCGCCCTGCCCGAGCTGCGATAGCACAGCCTGCCGGTTAGCCTGCGTCTGGGCGTTCTTATAAACCTGCCCTAGATTCGCCAGCGACGAGAAATCGAGCGTCTGCGGCGCAGCGTAGCCGGGAAGTTGCAATGAAGGAACGGCCATCTAGCGCCTCACGTAAACATAGGGAAGGACTGGCCGCCAACGCTGAACGTCGAAGCATTGCCGCCGCCCCTGCCAAGAATGCTGCCCAATCCGCCGCCGCCAGCTAGGCTGGTACCAAGCGTTGCAAGCGACAGCGCCCCGCCAAGCGCGTTTTTCGCGCCAGCAGCCTCGCCCGCAGCCTGATAGTTATTCGCGCCGATGTTGCCTGAGGCATAGTTGCCGTACAGGCCGATGCGGTTGGTGGCGTCGGTCGAGTAGAGATTGGCTAGGTTCGTGTCGTTGTTCGCCACGCCACTTGCGGCCTGCGTTTCAGGCGCGACAAGCCCGCCGAGATTCGACAGCCAGCTATTATACTGCTGGTTCTGGTTGTTCTGCGCAAAGTTGAGCGCGTCCAGATCGGAGTTGCCGCTATCGAGCATTCCGCCCGCAGCCCGGCGACGGTTGATTGCATCGAGGCCAGCATTAATGCCCTGCTCATAGCCTGGGTTGTTTACGAACGACTGTTGCGCAGTCTTGGCAGCATCGGCGCCGTTCACACCGAGTGCGTTCAGGTAGAGATCAGTGCCCGCGCCGTACTTCTTCTGAAGATCGGAAAGCGTCGTTCCGGCAGAGTTCAGATAGCCAGTCGAGCTTGCCAGTCCGCTATCAAGCGCAGACGTGCCTTTGTTGAGGTAGTCAGACAACAGGCCGCGATTTGCATCAGCCGCGCGCTTTTCAGCGCCGCCTCCAAAGAGGTCGCCAAGAAAACTCATATCGATGTGTCCTAGTGTTTAGTTATAAGGCCCGGTCGGGGGCGTGAAGTTGCTTGTCCAGCGGGCTATGCCGACGCTGTAACGAAACTCGTCAATGTTGCCTTGGAAGCATTGCGTCGCGCCGCTTGTCGGGAATAGGCCGACAGCCATCTGGTACGATCCAGAGCTGCGCATTGATCCTGACGCGCTTGATGAAACGGACGTCGCATCCACCCCATCAATGTAGACCTTCATGGCGGAGCCGTTACGAACGCCTGCTAAGTGGTGCCACGCGCCATCCATGATCGATGTCGCCGCAGTCACCGCAGCGGCAGCAGTACCGCCAGAGTTTTGATAATTGAACCGCAGGAGCTTCGATGTGTCGTAGTAAAGCGACCAGCCGAAGTTATTGCTCAGGCTCGGATCGCCAAAGCCTGCAATGTACTGCAAGGTCGTGGCGAGAGCTGCGCTTCCTTTAACCCAGCAATCAACCGTGAAGTCTGACGAGCCGCCATTGTACGCGGCGTTCTGGTTGGACTTGATGTTGCTTGTTGCAGCGCCTTGATACGAAGCAGAGCCGAATTTGTGTTCCGCCGTGGTGAGTGCCGCGCTGTTGACCGCAGACCAAGTTGCCGATACGCCGCCAGCATTGCTGTCCGTGAATGTCGTTGAACCGTTCGTGCCGTCGAGGTGGAGCAGTATCTTTGTAAAAGCGTCGTTGCCAGGAACGGGTATTTCCCCGCCGCCACGGTTGAACATAAAGCGGCTCACGAGGCGATTGTCCCGCCAAATGCCCAGACGTTCGTATCGCGCTTATAGAGCGTTCCTCCGGCTTCCTGCGCAGCTAGTGACTTCTGTGAGCCTACAGACTTAATCGTGACGCCAGAGCCTTCAGCAAACGTGACCTTACCGGCTCCCGTCTGATAAACGTCAATCTGTGTTCCAACCGGAAAGGCTACGGATGAGTTAGGCGGGATCGTCACGGTCACAGCGGATGCGTTCGAGAACTCGCAAATCTTGCCCGCATCGGTCAGAACAAACGTATAGCTCGTACCCGTCTGCGCATTGATTGCGCGCGTTACGTCAGACTTGGTGTCATCATGCGCCGGCAGATCGGATAGCGGCTGTAGCGTCTTGACGTAATCGTATAGCTTCTTGAGGCCAACGAAGTAGCTGTACCAAGCCGGGTTAACCTGGGCCTGTCCAAAGTCCACGCCGACATTCTGGGCAGGGAGCGTTGGCGTAGATGGCGCAGTCGTCACCGCAGAGGCTCCGCAGCGATGTCGGCGCCCATAAAGCTGAACGGCACGTTGCTGGACATATCGAGCCGGAAACGAACGCCCTGCACGTCTGCCTGCCCCCAGATCGAGGATCGCTTACGGCCTGCCGTTAGAGACTGCCTGCCAATCTTGATAACGCGCGGGTTACTCCACGTCTGCCCGCCATCGCGAGAGATAGACACCTCTACGTCGGGATCGGTTTGCACAGGGTCTGTTCCTTCCGCGAGGCCGACGCCCTTTGTCAGATACAGGCTCAGTTCATTGATGCGCAGAGCCTGTGGGAATGCGCCAATCGGGCCTGTCTCGATCCGCTGGCGCAAAGCATCGCCTAGTTCATCCTGCGCCTGCCCGTCGATCTGGATCAGATTGCCGGACTTGCTATCCCCGCACAGCCACTTGTCGAATGCCTTGAACGGGAACATACCGCGCCAGTATTCCACCAGATGGCTCTTGCGCTCATGCCATGTGCCGAGGTCCGTCTCAAAGCACCAGCACCATGTAGGTGCCTGCACCGTGACAAACCCATGGCCGTTCGCAATAAAGCATCCGACGCGGATAAGCGTCTTGTCTGGCTCACGCTCAATCGCTAGGTCAACGTCGGTCGTTGAAATAGCCTGCGGCGTGTAGCCGTTCAGCGTGTAAACCTTGAAGTCGTCGCCTACGAAGAAGATGCCCTTGCCAAACCCGTCCTCATGACCGGCAATGGCATACGGTCCGACAATGCCTCGATTGATCGTGGCAATGTACGAGAAGAAATAGCCCGTATCGTTCTGATTGCCCCAGACTTCCATTGAGGATGAGCCAACAAGTAGAAGCTGGCCGTTCCCAAGAGGAACGCCACGATACAGCGTATCAGGCTTACTCTCAGCAGTCGCCACGCTCAAAGTGCTGATTGAAGTCGAGTTAACATCGCTGTTGCGCGTCTTGCCGTCGCCATAGGTAAAGACAAACACGCCTTTCAGGTAGGTAACGCTATTAGGCTGGCCGACATCCGAGTCGGGATAGTCGATAACGTCAGTGCCATCGATCAGCACCGCGCCATCACCCGGCGAGACAATCACCACATGAGGCGTGGCCGCATTATCCCGAGCGATGATAACAGCCGCAGTACCCGGAACAGTGCCGGTCAGTGCAGTCGCTGCACCGCCATTTTCATCGATCTGATAGCAGGTGTTATCGACAACGAAGTAGACCAGCGATCCGACTTGCAGACCGCCCCGGAAGCCTGTTCCTGCTGTCGTGCCAAAGCCCTTCAAACCAGGTACGCGCGGATAGCAGTATTGCTTGCCGGCAGTCGGGGCTAGCTTCTCCACATACGTGTTGATGAGCCGCCCGCCTGATGTCTGCACTTGCCTGCCCGGTGCGGACAGGAGGGGCATCGGCAAATCGGTCATTTAGAAGTATTGGCCCTTCGAAACCTGATACGAAGGAATCGTTGACACGAGATAGCGCAGGTCTTTCTCTAGCGCCTGAACTGTATCGAGGTTCGGGTTTGCATTGGCGAACTTAGCGCCTGCGAACTGCGCCACGATGGACGCGATATTGTCGAACAGTTCAATCGGGATTTCGTCCCTATCGCCAATGTAAACGATGGGCCGGATGCGCCCTAGAACGCCGTCAATCTTGCCGTCTATGGTGTTGTATTCGACCGAGCCGAGGGTTTCGCCAGCAACGCCCTTGCCGAGTAAGCCAGCCACTTCATAGACCAGATCATCGGCATTCTTGGTATCAGTCATTGCCAGCCCTCAAAAAGGAAACGGGGGCCGAAGCCCCCGCCTGTTTAGTCATCACCGAGCGGAACAACAGACACCGAGATGGTGCCCGTCACGTCGATGTTTGAACTTGCATCAATGGTGGCTGCGGACCCTGACCAGTTCAGATAAAGGTCAATGGCCGTGCCAGTGCCATTCAATGCAGTCGTCTTTGCACCATCAACAGCCGTGCCCGCACCAGTACCGCTTGAGTTGGTAATCGTGCCGGTCTTGGTGCCGATGTCCTGCTCAGTACCCGTCAGAGTGCCGTCACGCGCGGTTGCAATCGCAGCCGAGCCAACGCCCCAGACATAAGCAGCATCGCCCGCCGCAGTCGTGAGTGCAGAGCCCTCGACCGTTGCGGTGTAGTCCTGACGGCAGCCAAGGAACGCAAAAGCGCCTTCGACAAAATCGAAGAGCTTGAGCGAACCATAGGATCCGCTGGTCGTGCCATCCGTGACCGGAACACGAGCCCGCGAAAGCGTGAAGTCGAGGCGGAATACACCGTTGTCCTTCACCACATTGCAGGAAACGCGACCGGATGTCGGCTTTGCGAGAGTGCCAAGGCCTGAGAGATCCGGGGCAGTACGCCCCGGAAGCGGAGTTGAGTTAGCCATGTGGGTTACTCCCTATCAGGCGTCAGCCGGAGCAGAGAAGAAGCCGTTCACGATGCCCCACTGGGTGAGGTCGCTGTCCGCATCCTTCTGGAAGATTTTTGCCACGCCGTAGCACATCTTCACGCCAGCGCCCTTGATGAACTGATAGTCAGTCTGATCGCGGAACGTAGGCGTAGGCATCTTCGCCCAAGGCATCGCAACTGCGGACTGGCCGCAGAAGAACACAGGAGCCACGCGAGCACCGCCATTGCCGCCTGTCTTGAGATTGCCGTCGATGCTGGAATCCCAGATGTTATCGACAAACGCATCAATCTCAGGAACTTCGCGGATGATGACGCCATCCCAGTGCAGGTCGCCCGCCTGGAACAGGATGTTGCTCTCCGAACGCGGCAAAGCGTTCTGGTGCGCGGTGCCAAGCGACGTTTTCAGATCGCGGAAGCAGGTAGTGCCGGCAAACGCCACGAAGTAATCGTAGCCGTCCTTGGTCTTGTATGGACGAATACGCGGCGAAGCCAGCTTGGCGACACGCTTGAGAAGCGACACGGAAGCCGACGTGAACTTGTCGTCGGTCGAGTCAACCTTCGCAAGGTCAGTCGCATGAACGCCCGAATAGTTGCCAACGGCATTACCGTACAGCACACGATCCGAGTTATCGACCGCCCACGCATTGAGCTGCGAGGTCGTCGCCGCCGCATACGTGATGCCGTTAACGCGCTGGCCATTGGTCGAGCCAAGACCGGCAGGAGCCGACTCGGACGGGATCGAAGCCATGGCCTCAATGATTTCGTCGCGCTGAAGCTCCTTGCCCCAGTCCGACAGCATCGGCTTGGCTTCACCGAAGATGTCAGCCGAGTCCTTCTGCTCGTCTGCATCGGTCGTGGCAACAGCGTGACGCGCCCAGTCAACATAGGCGCGCATGCCGTAGTTGTTGATCGCCTCTTCGTTGCCGGTCAGGGTGCCGGTTGATTTCGCCGTGCCATGGAGCGAGGTCACAATCGGAATGTTGACCTGTTCGCCGCCCTTCTTGGGGTCGAACATGGTGCGGATGATCGAGTTCGCGCTGGAACCCATGTACGGCGAGAACATATTCTCGCGCACGTATTCCCGGATCAGCTCCTTGCGGTACTGAACCAGTTTGTTGTTGGTTTGCGGGGTAGTGTAAGCCATTTCAGCGTCCTTTCGGCGCGCCGATCAGCCCAACAAAAAACCCGCCTCACTGGGCGGGTGGTTGCATTCGTTGATCTGTCGTTATCGGCGCAAAGCAGAGTTTAGAAGCCCCGCTTCGCTTTCATCGTCGTCTGCCGCGCCCGGCGGGGCTGCGGAGGTCGCTCGATTGAGAGAAGGCGGGAGTTGCGTCACATTTGAAGGACGGGCTTGGGCAGTGCCGCGAATGCGCTCAAGAAGCTTGGCCTGAGCTGCTGGGTCTTTCAGCATTTCCTCTAGGCGCTTCTCGACATACGCTTCCGGGTTATCGCCAATGGTGCTGAAGATGGTTTGCTTCTTGTGCCACGTCACGATTTCCCCATACGGGTCCATCGATGATTTGACACGTTCCACAGCAGCCTGCGCCTCTCGGTCGCCAGACCTTGCGGCCTGATCCAGAGCGGCAAATGCAGCCTGTACCTTTTCAGCCCCATGCTCCCGAATTGCATCACGCTGCGAGTAAAACTCCCGCAATAGCTGCACTTCGGTTTTTACCGGGTCAATCGCGGCACGATTGCGATGATCGACAAATCCAGCCGCATCCTCGAAAATATCCGGGATGGGTTGTTCTGGTTCATTCCGCTTCTGAATAGCCATAAGCTCGCGGCGTAGGCTATCTACCTCGCTGCGATACCTTGCGGCCTCATCCGCTGCTGCTCGCCGTGCGTCAGCCTCTTCCTTCAGCCGCCACGGCGGGATGCCATGGTTCTTATCGTTGGCCTCAGGTTGAGTCTGTTCCTGGCTTGCAGCCTCACCCGTTGGCGCAGCCTGTTCGGCGGCCTCCTTGGGTGCGAAACGCCCGAGTTCATCACGCGGCGTTTCTGTGGATTCTACCGGGGCTTCTTGAGCAACCTCTTCATGAGGCGCTTCCTGTTCCGGCAGTTCAGATGCAGATTCCCAAATGTCCTTGTCGTCGTCGGCCATGTGCCTATCCGTCCTTTTGCGTGTCGTGCAATTACGATTTCACCGATAACGCCCGGCGCTGCGTGTTGAGCCTGATCCGCCGCTCAAGTGGCTTGCATGATGTCGTTCATGCCAACGATCTCTAAGCCGAGGCTGGAAACTGCTGCCTCGTTTCGCGGTCAGCGCGCTTGTCGTGCGCCTCCTGCATGAATTTCAGCGGGGCCAAACTGGCCTCCTGCGTGTCCTTGAACGCCTTGGCATGCTTGCTCTCGGCGCTGGCGTTCTTGTCGTTGATCGTCGCGTAGGCGTCCGCGATCTGAACATCCATCGGCAGCTCTTGCGCCTGCGGCTTGGCGGGCTGCGGCGTGGCCGCCTGACGCGCCTTTGAGACGTTCAGCATGGTTTTGGATTTCGTCTCGTCCACCTTCGCCTGCTCGCCCTGCAACGCGATCTGCTGCGCCGGGCCCGGCTGGTTTGCCTGCTCGATCATGCCAAGAACCTTCTTCTTGGTGCGGGCATCGATGCCGGGTGAAAGCTCAATGAGAACGGCAGGAGGCACCTGCGCACCATGGCCAGCCAGTGCAAGCAGCGCGTCGTAGGTATCCGCCATCATGTTGATGGAATCCGGCCCTTCATCGATGATGATGTCCACATCGAGCGAACCGAGCGCGTTTACAATGGTCGGGTGACCCGTCTGTGGATCGATGCCAAGGCCGTTGATCTGAATGAACTGGTTCAGCCGCTCATCGTCCGTCACGCGGATGTAACGCTGTGCCGTCCAGTTGTGCTGCAATGCGTTGAACACTGCGCGGTAGACGCGAACCTTCCAGCCCTTGAAGCCTTGGATATACGGGCCCAGTTCTGCAATGCCCGCCTGCTGTAACAACGAGATTGCGCGGCCAGACTGCTGTTCACCGCCCTGCCCGAGCAGCTGCTGGTTAGGACCAAAGTTCTCAATCTCAGCCTTGGAGTCGATCAGGAGCTTGGACCAGCCGGCAAAATCGAATGTCTGGTCGTCCGGCTTAACCTCGCCACCCGGATTGACAACAACCACGCCATCAGGCCGCGCCCATTCCTTGCGGGTCGTCTCCACATTATCGACAGCGCCATTCGTCAGGATCAGGCGGCGCGATGCCAGGATGTGATTGAGCTTGGCTTCCTTGAAGTTGATGCTGTCCTGCGACGACTTCATGTTGCGGACGAAGCCGTAACGGTCGCCGTCATGATCGACAGAACCCGAGTACATGATGTACTTGCACTCAGTCTTGTTCTTCTCATCGACCAGATAGGACTTGCCCTCCATCAGGACCGTTGATCCTGTGAAGATCGAATAACACCACTCGCCCTTGTGCTGGTACCAAAGGTCTACAACGCGAACATGCTTGAGTTCGCTGTTGAACCATTTGTTTTCGTTGTCTGGATTGGTGGTTAGTTCCGTGCCGCTGGTGAGCGAAGCCTCGATCTCATCGGCCTGATCCGGGAACATCTCCTTGGCAATATCAAGGTCCATCCACTTGCCGACGCCCATATAGGTTGCGTCGGAAAAGTCGGCCCTCTTGGATCGAGGATCGTAAAAGAACGATTCTGGCTCGACAATATCAAGCTCGATGTCGCGGTCATTCGGGTCTGGCGTATCGCCCTGAACCAGATTGATCTCAAGGCCGCCGATGCCTTCAATAGCACCATCGCGGGCGATCTCCGCGCTCTTGGGCTTCCACTCCTGTTCATCCAAGGCATAGCGGATGACAGCCGTGGCGAGGTCTGCGCCATCTTCATGCTGCGGAGTGCGGGGAAATGCTTTGGGGTCTTGGCGGAGGCGCTCAAGCAGGCCTACAACGCCGTCAATCTTGCGCCCGATGCGGTTGAGCGTAGCAATGGGTTGTTTACGCTTCTTAAGGATCTTGATCTGCTCTGAGGTCCATTGCGCACCGTGATAGTACCGACGCGCTTCCTTCTGTTCCTCAATCTCATCGCGCTTGGTGCCGAGGTATTCAGAATACGCGCGCTTCAGACGGCCAATATCCCAATAGTTCGTCGGCTTCTTCTGCTGTTGCGCCGAGTCGATTGAGCCGCTAGGCGTACCCGCGCTGTAGTCAGGCGTCACGCCACCATCCATTCATCATCAGATTCATCATCCTCGCGGCTCGAATACCCGCTTTGATCTTCTTTAGGTTCCGGTTTTGGCTTCGTTTGTCCTGCGACCATCTTGTCAAGCAACTGCCCAACAAGGCCCAGCGCGTCTACCTGATCGTCGTGCTTGCCAGCCGGGAAGCTCAGTAGCTCGCTGCGCAAATCTGCGAACCAGCCAGCCTGCGTCGGCACATACAGGCCATCAAGGCCCATGCGTCCGCGTATGGACTGCGCACGAACTGATTTATCGCCGCGCGTCGGGAAGCACTCACGAACGCAATAAGCGCCACGCTCACGCTGCCGACGATCAAGGTATGGACCGATACCAGCCCTTATCTGCCCTTGTTCCTCCGCCCAAGCCATCGGCTTCCAGCGTTGAACAAGATCGCAGAACGCCTCGACCCACTCGTCCGATGCCGCTTGCTTGCGCCATAGATCAAGCAGATACATGCGATTCTCAGGATCAAGTCCGACAACCACATGAACTGTGTAGTCTCCGCCGTCTGCCGTGACGGCATAGTCAGAGCCGCCATAAATGCGCAGCGTGTCGCGGGCCGGCGCTTTGTCGTATGGTCGCAGCCAGTCCGATTTGAAGTAGTCGCCTTCTTCCGGTGCTGGCCGCTGCTGATACAGCGCGGACCAAGTTCTTGCTGGCGTGTTGCCCTTTAGCTCTGCAAGCTGCGCGCCGTAGCCATATGCGCCATCTGACCACAGCCATTCGCCGGGCTTACGACCCAGCGCGTCATCGCCTTCGGCTTCTGCCGGCAATGAAATCACATGCCAGTCGCGATGCTGTAACGCCCTGCCAGCTAGGTCATCTTCATGCCAGCGAGTTTGAATCAATATCTCTGCCGCACCAGGAACCAAGCGCGTCCTGAAGTCGTTCAGATACCAATCCCAGATGCGATCACGAATAAGCTCGCTATCAGCGTCCTGACGCGATCTAATCGGATCATCGATCAACCCAATCTTGGCTCGAAAGCCCGCGATGCCCGTTCCGACGCCCGCAGCGTAATACTCAGCGCCCGATGTCAGTGCCCAACGGCCAGCCGCCTCATTATCCGGCGAGATGCCGATGCCAAGGACGCTTGAATGCTCCTTGATGAGGTTGCGGACTCGCCTGCCCCACTTCTCTGCCAGCTCGGTCGTGTGCGAAGCAGCCAGCACACTTGCGCCAGATACCTGCTGCATCAGCCAAGGCGGGAACAGAACGCTCCCATATGTTGACTTCGCACTGCCCGGCGGCATGAACACAGCCAGCCTAGGGCATTCACCACGCGCTACAGCCTCAAGCGCCTCAATTAATAGTCTGTGGTGTCTTGCCGGCTCAAAGCCAGCAAACCTGCACCAGTCAGTTAAGCTGCGACGGATTTGCCGTCTGCTCAGCAGCGTCTTCGCTGCCTCCTGCCGCGATACTTGCAAGTACCTGGTCGCTCAGCTTGTTGGGGTCATTGTTGATATTGATGTTCTGCTCAACCGACTGGACAGCCTTGCCATGACCGCGATCAAGCAATCTCGTCGCCGCCTCCATAGCCACGCGCTCATCGGCGCTATCGAGCAGCTTTGCCAGCGTCTCAACTGATTTAGTCGAGTACGATCTGGCTAATGCAGCCACGTTGATCTTGGCTATTTGCCTTACTGGAGGTTGACCGGCCATTTGTGAAAAGAATTAGCTTTTGTTTTTTGAATTCAAACAGGTACGCAACTAGAGAACATGCCGCGCAGCCGTTCCATAGTTTCACGATCAGAGACACGAAATGCCTGGCGAATAGCGTTGTTACCCTCACCCCACTGAGCGCCAATACCAAAGGCGCCATGGTCCTCAAGCTCGGCGCTGAGGATCTTGTCCGGCTTGCCTAAGCCGTTACCCGATGCAAATGCCTTGAACCGCTCGTAGGTCATCGAGACAACATCAGCCATCACTTATACCCCTGCCGCTCCAGCATCCCTTCGGTGACTGCGAAACGAATCCGTTCAATTGCCGCCAAGACGTGTTCTGGTTTCATGCGTGGATCTGTAGCCAGGAAGTCATACGCCGTGTTGCACAAACGATCTTCCAGATTCTTAATGATCTGATCGTCTTTGGTTCTTGCCGGCACTGTTAGCTTGCTGTGTCGCTTGGAGGCTCTATGGCCTCATGAATGATTACCGCCGAGCCGACGAGACTGACAGAGGCCGAATGCTCGATTGAAGGCTGCTGTTCGTCACCGACAAGCGGGTGTTCTCTGTATTCGAAGTCTACGCAGATAAGGTTGTCTTGTACTGTGTAGGGTTTCATTTGGAGAACTGCGTTGATGGCTCTCGGATTCCTCGCTGAGAACCATTCCTCAACGTCGGAGGTGCCATCTTCCATTCTCCGCACTCAAGGGCTCGCCAAAGCTGAGGATAAAGGGCGGTCGAGGAACCACTTTCAGATTTGCTAGGTTTCATTTACGATCCACCCGCTGATAGGCAACCATCACGTCAGAGCCTTCCGCCGGACAAACATATATCCGCTCAGGTAATCCATTCTGGTCTTTAGTGCCGCCTATGCCACAGATGAATGGACGGGAAGAAGTTGAGGAATGAGCTTCAGCTGGTTTGCTCTGTTCTCTCAACGTGGTTCTCCAAACACTTGGAATGGCTCAGCTAAATCTCTTATTGCCGGATTATTCGGCAATATAGAAAGCAGCATCGAGCGACTCCCCGTCAAAAGCATCCAGCTCCCACATAGTAAGGGGATGTTTCTATTTGTGGAGCAACGACGCGCGACCAGAGAGCCGCTCGATTGGTGAAAACTACTTTGCGCTTAGGCCTCCGCCTGCGATTGGACCGCTCATGACCGGCCTATTCTTTGAAGCGCGCGAAATGAAACTCGCCCCTGCTTCAGCCCTCGCCAACAAGGCGGCTACTTCCTCTGCCTCTTCCTCGTTTTGAAACTCACCTCGACGAGTACTACCAATGCTGGCCGACTGGCCTAGCGGCCCGTTCTCAAAACGAACAATGGCCCATCCAGGGATTGGGATAACGCGGTATTCAATAGTTTTCGTCATGACACTTCCTTTCGACAGCCGCAGCGGCCTCGGATGCTTGAAACCGTCAGGCGCGGGCAAAGAAAAACCCGCCGCAGCGATTAAGCTGGACGGGCTGATTAGATATTCGCGGGCCGGACGCTACCCCGGCATCGAGCCTACACAGTAGGTGTCCGTAGGCGGGTGCGCGCTCTGCTGCTGGTTCGTGCTTCTACCAGCCCGCCGCGAATTAGAACTCAAAGCGCACCGTCATTAGGTGGATCGGTAACACATGGGCCTATCCTAGGTGCCCGCGCTTTGATTCAAGACCCGGCAAGATTCGAACTTGCGGATGCCGCCATCAAGCGAACACTGCATGTTCTCTGGCAGTATCTGATGCAGTCAGAGGGTTTAAGCCTCTCACCCACGGATCAAGTTTATGGGCCGGACGCACTTCTCCCGACTCTATTTGTGATTTGCCCTTTTATGCCGCATCCGCCGCACAATGTCAACCCCTAACTACAAGATATTGTGGTTTTTTATAAGCCATTGGCATATCTATTGATTTTCTCGTTTTGTTCTCCTGCGCAATCCGAAGCGCCTCCACCCAAGCACAACGGATCGCCTCTTTATAATGGCGAGCTGCCGTATCTGCCGATTTGCCGATCCTCTTGCCGATCTGCTGAAACGAGAAATCGAACGAGCGCGAGACGATCAGCCTGACTGCCGGCGCATCAAGCCCCCTCACCCAATCGAGAGCTGTGAGATAATCTCCGCAATCGAATGGTGTCGGCCTGAACTTTGGCATCTTCACATCTGTATAGCCGTAGGCGTCTTCGAACGATTGAAGCACCTCAGGCCATGCAGAGCGTTGATTGAAGAACCGCCGTTCTGGATCTGGAAGAACACGCAGGGTTTTGAAGGCGCGAAGGATGCGCTTCTCTACGTCACGGATGTCGATGGAGTCGATCATGATTTAAGGGCCTCATCGATCATTGCATGCCATCCATCTGTCGCGCTGGTTGGCTCCGCGTGGCCCTCCACCATATAAAAAGCATCTATCATTTCATCAGCTGGCTCACGCATGGCCTTTAAGACCACATATGCGAGCGATTTACCCAAGCTGATATTATTCAGACCATACCCTACAGCAGACAAGTGGGCATCTATGGCGATGGCTACGCGATCAATAAACTCAGTTGAGGAAAGAGCGCCCGTTGTCTCGTTCGATTTCTCAACGTGGTTCTCCATAATTACTCTCTCCCTGAAGTCTGAGTAAGCCTTGCCTTTGCCTCTTGCCATTTCTTCAGAGCGGCCTCCGCTGCCTCCAAGGCGCTACGCATTCCAGACGAGCGCATCTCTAATTCTGTTCTCAAGGTTTTCGATAAAGGATCGGCAACAATAAGATTTGCACCTGATTTCTTCAGAGCGGATGCTACAAGATCAATCGTCGCTGCTTTCATCTTCACGCCTCCACCTGACTATCTGGCTTCCCGCGAAGCATCGTCTCATTGGCAAGCACCCTGACAACACTGTTGTGATACATCGACAGAGAACCCGTATGCGGCGACTCCTGGTTGATGCATAGCCAGTACAGGTCATCCTCCTGACCGTAATCGAACATCATGATCGCGCGGGCTTCGCCTCTAGGCGTTGCAAACCACATCTGCTGCTCTAGCTCTTTGCAGAAACCCGCCATCTTCACACCCCCGTATAATCAGTTGAAAGGATTAAACACCGAGAACTGTTTCATTCGGGCAGTCGTCTGGCTTTGCTTCACGCCAGCGCGTTTCTTGCGCGGTGATCCCGCCAACAGTTGTCAAAGCGCTTTCCTCAAGCTCAAGAATTAATACTTCATCTTTTGGCCTTTCGAGGTGGTAATTCGAATATGTCCATTTATCAAAAACACGGAAACGCTTGCGTCCAGTCAGCTTAAACTCAACCATCTCAACCTTCTTAGCCGCGCTCTCGGCTTCCGCTATTTGCTTAGTGACTGCCATTTTCTTTCTCCAAAGTTTCATGATGCGTAATCAGTTGAAAGATATTTGCCTTGATCAAGCCAAGTTGAATCCATAGCGGACGCGCCTCGCATTAGCCTGAGCTTGCAATTCTTCAATGTCGCTTGGCGTGTTAGTGTTGCCGGCAATGATTACGCGGAGACGCTTAATCTCAGCTACGAGAACAGCAACAGTTTCCGACGTGACCGGCACAACGCCGTCAGGCCGGTCAATCTCGGCCAGAATGTCTTGCTCGATCATGCTCGCGTTCCTTCTGCTAATTCAGCAACAAGCTTCTGAAACTTCTCTGCCATCCGCGCATCTGCCGCTTTATCTCGCGGCGCTTCAATCTGCTTTGGTACCGGTGCTGTCAGCCGCTCAAACCTGATTGCCTCAGAATGCCAGCCGTCGAGTAGTTCGCGGATGGTCGCTAGGTTGAGAAACTTCACCCGCGCTGGGATGCCGCCTACAGGGTCAACCGCTCGCTCTATGACGCTGCGCGGATAGATCATCAGCATCGCCGCCAACCCCGCTGCAAATGCCTTGGGCTCCGCCGCCGGAATCGTATCGTAGAAGCCCAGGATTCGTGTCGCTGCCGCCGCTGCGTCCTGCTGCGAAGTCTGCGAGGTCATTGAGAATTTCCTTGGTTTCGTTCTGCTTGCGTTGATGTTCCGTAAGAGGCTTGGCAAAGGAAGGGCTCGCTCGCGTCTGCGGCCTCGTGTTCAACACCCAAACCTTCCACGCCTTGTGCCAGTCACGCTTGGTTGCTTTCGCACCCGTTGCTGACCACCAGTAGTTCGTAAACTTCTCGAAAATCTCAGCAATGTGCGCCTCGCTGTGGCCTTTCGAGAGCGCAAAAGCGAGATCGGGTCCGGTCAACGTCCAATCCTCCGGCAAGCGACAACCG